ATCCCTTACCTCAATACACGAACACACTATTCCCCTTCTGGACTGACCTAATAAAAGATAATGGTTCAGCTATGAGAGCTAAAGCTTTTGATGATTATACTATTTTTGGCTGGTATAAGATGAGGGAATACAATCGTGCTAATTCTGATAACAGCATAGAAGTTTGGTTATACCCTAATAATACTTATGAGTATCGCTATGGTGAACTGGATATTATTAGCCATGATGTTTTGATAGGAGAACAGGGCAGTACCTCACAGATTTACACATACCATTTTTTTGATGAGTGCAATACAGGAACTACCAATATATCTGGAACCTGTGTGAATTACGACTGGAACTCCAGCAGTAATGCAGTGAACACTTTATTGGAAGATGGCGGTTCTTTGTATGGCGATGGCACGAATCAATCATTGTGTGCAACAACTCCATTAACTTCAGTGAACTGTGCTGGTTATGCGGTGGCTTATCTGGCTCAACAATGTGCATTAAATTCTTTATACAATGAGGATTGTACTGGTTATGCAGCAGCTTATTTAACGCAACAATGCAATATAACTCAGCTTTACAGTCAGGAGTGTCCTTCTTATTGGAGTGCTTATGATGACCAACAATGTGAAGATGACCCTCAATATTCTCCCTCCTGTGCAGGGTATAGTTCAGAAGCATCTGTAGCTTATTATATTGAAGAAGAACAATTTGACTATGGCTATGAAAATGACTATGGCTATGAAGAAGAACAGTGGGAAGGTGATTATTGGATTGATGATGACCCTTATGCAGATATGTATTTTACCGATGCTGAATGGTACGAAATAGATCTACAGGAGTTTGGTCAAACACAGGTAGATGAATGGTATGGCACTGATGTAGCATTTAATAATGAAGGCTGGATAGAATGGGACAGTTCTCCTTTAGACACATGGGAAGAATTAGATTATCAGATGGATGTCTATGATGAGTTTGTAGAAACTTATGAATACACAGAAGAAGTTTATTTAGTTTCTTATGATGAATTTGAGCCTAATCCACTGCCTTTTGATACTAGCGAAGAACTAATTGAAGATTTTATTTTTCACGAAACTGTTTTAGTAGATGATTATGAGGACATAGAAACCTACATAGAATTTGAAAGCATTGAAGAACTGGATGAATGGTACGAAGAAGAACTTGCACAATTAGAAGAGGAAGAAGTTTTTGAAGAAGAACTCTTAGTAGAAGAAGAAATACTAGAAGAACCAGAAGAAGAAATATTTGAAGAAGAAGCGGTAGAAGAAATCTTTGAAGATATAGAAGAAGAAAGATTAGCTGAAGCCGAAGAAGAAATCCTAGAAGAAAGAGAGGCTTTAGTAGCTGAAGAAGAGGAAGAAGAAAAGAAAGGAGGAATTACTGCGACTCAATTAAACGTAGTTGCTAGTACCATACAGGCAGCTTCTAATAGCGTTTCAGGGACTACAGCAGGTACAACAACCCGCACAGGTGGCTGGGGTTCTACAAGTTCAGGGGGTAGTACCTCTGGTTATGGTGGTTCTTCAGGTACAAGTGGTTCAGTGGGCAATACCACTACTACCGCAGTAGCTAGTTCAGCTTCTGGGGGTGGATTTTCTACCAGTAGTTCTCCCAGTATTTCGGATCAGATACAAACCGCCCAAGTACAAACCAATACAGTATTAAGTTTGAGCCAGGACATGAGTTCAACTGGTGGCATGGGTGGAAGCACACAAACAGTTAGTAATGTATCAGTAGTAGTAACTCCTTTACCTGGATTAGACGCTACTCCACAAGTAGTGATGGCAGATGTACAAGTAACCAATATGCAAGGTGAAATAGATACCGCTATTGGAGGCGTGATGACGGCTAGTGAAGCGGATCAGATAGCCGATCAGATAATTGCTGACAACATCAAAGAACAACAAGAAGCAGGACAAACCACGCAAGAAGAAACAGGAAAGTATGGAGATGAATCCACTCTTATAGCTTATTTAGGCTATGTTCCAGGATTCGATACGTATAGAGAAGCCACTATTCCACAACAGGAAACGTGGTATGAATCCAAGGTAATATATGCAGATGCCTATATTTCAGATAACATAAACGCTTTTTATGGGTTAGCGAGTAAGAGCATCAATACCATGCAGAGTTTAATTAACTCGCAACCTAATTTGTAGGAGAAAAATATGGAATGGTTTAAATCAAAAGGTGGGCAAATAATCGCTTTAGCGACTATTGTAAGTACATTAGCAGGGTTCGGGTACGCAGGAGCTGGTTACGTTAATAGACTTGAGAACCTAGAGAAGAAGATAGGCGGTATTGGAGAAACAGAAGATGCCCAACAAGAAATAGAAGAACGGTTTACGGGTATAGAAACTTCAGTGGAATACCTGGAAAAGCAAATAGATAATATAAAGATCCCTGATAACAGTGATGACATCAGTTCTCTAACGGCACAATTAGCAGGACTTTCTATTTCCGTTAAAGAATTAGAAAAAGACGTAGATAAATTAGAAGCTAGTAGTGGTAATCCTTTAGCTAACTAAATGGATGATTCTGCGGTACCCAAGCATGGTGTAACGGGGAACATTTCTATTTCAGATCAAGAGGTAGAAAAATTCTTAAATTATACCGACACAAAAAAACCGGTTATCGGAGAAGTATTTCGATCCGGAGAAAAGGTAAAAGATACTAAGTATCGTGACGTAGAAATATTTTACATTGACGAAGATCAATCTGACTTTTATCAAATCCTTAGTCATGTAGCGTTAAAAGTAAATCGCTATTTTAAATATGACATAGACGGAATGGAGCGGGCGCAAATTATGAAATATAGCGCTCCTTCTCATGGATATAATTGGCATATAGATATAGGAGCGGAAGGGCCTTCTTTAAACCGTAAAATAGGCGTATCCATATTATTAAATGAAAACTATACCGGAGGAGAAATAGTTTTCAGAAGCGGTGAAGAAGAAAGAGATATAAAACCAAAAAAAGGAGAAATAATAGCCTTTAGTTCTTTTATTTCACATAAAATTAATCCTATTACAAAAGGTGAAAGATACAGCTTGGTAGCGTGGTTCACCGGTCCACACTTTAAATAATTCTTGTATCTCCTTAAATCGTGAGGCATACTAATCTAAACCGAGATAATTTGTTGTATCAACTGACTCGGCAGACGTACTCCAAGATGATGCAGCAGTTTTAGTTAGGAGAATATAATGGCTAAATCAACTTTTTCAGGTCCGGTCAGGTCACTGGGCGGTTTTATTAACGCAGGTTCCAAATCTTTTGTTAGCTTAACAGCAGATACTACTTTAACTGTGGCTACTCATGCGGGCAGATTGTTGTTAACCAATGATGCTGACGGTAAATTTACTTTACCTAGTATTGTGGCAACAACGCCAAACGATCCAACGGATCCAGGGCAAACTAATAACATTGGCGCACAATTTACTTTTGTAGTAGAAACAGTTGCGACCGATATGGACATCTTAACTGATGGTACGGATAAGTTTGTCGGTGGTCTTTATTTTGGTAAAAGCGATGCAGCAGGTAAAACATTTTTATCTGGAGCAGCTAACGATGTTATTACGCTTAATGGCACCACAAAAGGCGGAATAGTAGGGACTACAATTGTAGTAACTGCAATGGCTAGTGCTAAATATCATGTAACTGGTCTTGTTCTGGCTTCAGGTACTGTTGTAACTCCATTTGCTGACGCTTAATAAAGGAGTAAATTATGCCACTTAAAATATCAGGAAGTGATGTTAAGGTAGCTACAGCGACGGGTGATGCCACGATTGTTAATCATCCGGCACGGTTACGTCAAATATATGTGTTGACTTCAACGGGTTCACCTTCGATTATTTTTAAAAATGGCGGTGCTAGTGGGACAACACTTTGGACACAAAATTTAAAAGCTTCTAGTGAATCCAATATTAACGTTCCCGATCAAGGTATTTACTTTGGTACTGACATTTATGTTGACGTTACGGCAATAAGCTACTTAACGGTCTTTCATAGTTAATCGGAGGGTAAATGGCTACTTCCGGTTCAAAAAACTTTGAGCTTGATGTTGCAGAATACATCGAGGAAGCGTATGAGCGTTGCGGATTGGAAATGCGCACCAGTTATGATGCGCGAACCATAAAGCGATCTTTAAATATTTTGCTAGCGGATTGGGCGAATCGAGGCTTGAATCAATGGACGATTCAGCAAAACTCGATAAGCATGACAGAAGGAACATTAAGTTATGACCTTGATTCAACCAATCCTACAGCGGTAATTGATGTATTAGACGCTTTTTTGCGTCGTACAGTGAATAGTGTTAATACAGACTATTCAATTGATCGTATCAGCAGAAGTGAATATGCTAATATTCCCAATAAAAGTACCAAAGCACGGCCCTCTCAATACTTTATTGATAAACAGATAACCCCTAAAATATATGTTTATCCGGCTCCTGAAAACAGCACGGACACAATTCATGTAAATTGTTTGATACGCATAGATGATACCGATGCTTTAACAAACACAATGGAAATGCCTTTTAGATTTTATCCAGCCTTAGCGGCGGGATTAGCATATTACCTCTCTTTAAAAAAAGCTCCTGATAGAACTCAAATGTTAAAGGGAATTTATGAAGAGGAGTTCAGAAGGGCGGCTGATACTGACGAAGATCGTGCTAGTGTGAAGATAGCACCTGCATTGAGGTCTTATACATCATGACCTATGCAGCAGGAAAATTTGCTCTGGGAGAATGTGATCGTTGCGGACAAGCATATAAATTACATCAATTAAAAAAAGAATGGACCGGATTTAAAGTTTGTCCTAGTTGCTATGAGCCTAAAGCGCCACAATTAGGACCCTTTCCGCGTGTAGATGACCCTCAAGCCCTTTATGAGCCACGTCCTGATTTAGATAAACCATCAAGCAAGGGAGTAGTAAGAACTTATGCTGCAAATACTATGTATAGTGTTACAGACGATCCTATAGGCTATGCGTTTGATGGACTGGAAGCAGAGGGTGAAGTTGGTACCGTAGAAGCAGGAGGAGACTGATGGCCTTTACATATAGTGGATTAAAAACAGCTATCCAGGATTATATGGAGAACGATGAAACAACGTTCACCAGTTCTTTAAATACTTTTATTAAAAATACTGAAGAACGTATTTTAAAAGAAGTAGAGCTTTTAGGTTTTAGAAAAAACGTAACAGGAACATTAACTAGCGGGACACCTTATTTGGGAATGCCGTCTGATTACTTGGCACCTTTTAGTCTTGCAGTTATTGATTCAGATAGTAACTACAATTATTTATTATTAAAACACGTTAGTTTTATAAGAGAATATACACCGGCTGCTGCTACAACGGGGACACCAAAATATTATGCTCAATTTGATGAAGATAGCTTTATCTTAGCACCCACTCCAAGTGCTGCCTTAACAATGGAATTACACTATTTTTATCAGCCTTCTTCTTTAACTGCAGGTGCCGACAGTGGCACTACTTATATCTCTACGTACGCTCCAGACGCATTATTGTATGGTTCATTATTGGAAGCAGCTGTATTTATGAAATTGGGACCAGAGGAGTTTTCTATTTACCAAGATCGTTATGATAGAGAAATGGTGAGATTAAAAAATTGGGCCGAAGGTAAAAATACACGCACGGAAGATAGATATGACAGGATAAGGAGTCAACCTTCATGATAAAAAACCCCATTAAAGAATTAGAAGGGAAAAATATAGCTATTGTGGCAATGGGTAATAGCCAATTAGATTATCATAGAATGATTACTCACAGTGAAGAATTTGATGAAGTATGGGCTATCAATGCCATGATCGGTGTTTTAAAAAAGGCAGATAGAGCTTTTATACTCGATCCTGCTAGTCGCTTCTTTGATACAGAGGATGCGGGAAATATGACAGTTATGATGAGAGAAACCCTTCCTACGATTAACTATCCCATTTATACGTGTGAATTAGATAAACGAGTTCCAGCTCTTGAAGAATACCCTATTGATGCAATTGTTAAAGATTTAAAATGTGGTTATTTTAATAACACTATTGCTTACGCAATTGCTTTTGCATTATGGAATAAAGTAAGTAGTATTAATATGTTTGGTGCTGATTTTACTTATAAAAGTAATTTGTATTTTGCTGAATCTGGACGTGCTTGTTGTGAATTTTGGTTAGCTAAATGCACAGATGCACAGATTACAATACAAGTAGCTTTATCATCAGGATTATTAGATACCGATGTGCCTATAAAAGAAAAATTATATGGTTATCATCGTTTAGATGATCCCGTTATTACTTATGTAGAAGATGATCAATTGAAGGTATGTAATTGGTCAGAAGTAGAACAACAACAAGCTATTCCTATAGGATTAGTAGGAAGGAATGACGAACCAATACAAGAAGGAATTGTGGAGCCTAAGAAATACTAATGTTTTCACTTAACTCAGAAACAGAAGTTGGAACTCTTGGAGTCACCACAACGGATAACAGAGGGCATTCGATAGAAGAAGTCGCTAAAATGGCAACTGATAAAATAGTTTCTATTAGTGATACAGCCCCTGCGCCGATTAAGGCACAAGCTCACGCATTTAAAAATGCGTGCCATAAGATAATTGTGTATTATATGCAAGAAGCGATTAATAATCATATGTGTACGATAAGCAATCAACTAGAAAAACAAGGTCAAAAAGACCTGGCTAATATTATTAGGAGACTATAATGGCAATAACACAAGCGATGTGTACTAGCTTCAAGAAAGAACTCTTGCAAGCAAAACACAACTTCTCAACGGGAGGAAACACTTTTAAGCTGGCTCTTTATACCAGTTCAGCTACGATGAGTGCTACCACAACAGCTTACACAACCAGTCAGGAAGCGACAGGTACTAATTACACAGCAAAAGGAGGTACTTTAACTAAAGTAGAACCTACTTCGTCTGGAACCACTGCGTTCACAGATTTTGCTGATTTAACTTTTGGTACAGCTACTGTAACGGCTAGAGGGTGCATGATTTTCAATGACACAGCTACAGGGGATCCTTCGGTAGCGGTTTTTGATTTTGGTGGAGATAAAACCTCTACGGCAGGAAGTTTTACCATAACTTTCCCTACTGCTGATGCAAGTAACGCTGTTATAAGAATAGCGTAAATTTAGCCAATGGCTAATATAACTGGCTGGGGCAGAGGCAACTGGGGTCAACTCACTTGGGGTGAGCCTATACCTGTTGAATTAACAGGATTGGCTGGCACAGGAGCAGTTGGCACAGTAGTTGCGTCTATCCCTATTTCCGTGTCCATTACTGGATTGGCGGGAACTTCAGCTTTAGCAAGTGTTGTAGCTACAGGTGGTGCTACTATAACTGAGACAGGTTTAGGTGGTGTTGGAGCAGTAACTTCTATCGCCAGTGTGACTGGAACAGCGAATGTTCCTGAAACTGGTGTAGCGAGTACAGGAGCAGTAGGCACATTAGCCACTACAGGAGCAGCAATACAGGGGGTTACAGGACAAGCTGGTACAATTGCTCAAGGTGATGAGACTGTTACAGGAGACTGTAATCAAGCCTTAACCACAGTAGTAGGAACTGGAGCAGTTAGTAGTGTAACTACAGTAACTGAAAATACGGTTGAATTAGTTGGAGATATTCCAGCAACAGGCGTGGTAAATGGTTCCTTTACTTTTAGTTTGGGTGTTAACATGACCTTAACAGGTCAGGTAGGAACAGGAGAAATAACCGGTTTATTAATTTGGGGATTAGTAGACGATAGCCAAGATCCTAATTGGACCGAGATTGCGGCTTAATATTTTAATAAATTCATATATAATGAAATTGGAGATAAATTATGGCAACTTATGTAAATGATTTAAGACTTAAAGAAATCGCCACAGGTGATGAGTCTGGGACGTGGGGAACATCCACAAACACTAATTTAGAACTTATAGGAGAGGCCTTAAGTTATGGAACAGAAGCTGTTTTTGACAGTGATGCTAATAAAACAGCCACTATAGCGGATGGGTCAACTGATCCGTTTAGAGCTTTATACGTTAAAGTAACAGGAAGTGCTACATTAAGCACAACCCGTGTACTTACCATAGCCCCTAATACAGTTTCTAAACTATATATAATAGAAAACGCTACTACAGGCTCACAAATTATAACCATTAAACAAGGATCAGGTGCTACGGTTAATATCGCTAACGGTGCGGTAAAAATGGTTTATTTAGACGGAGGAGGTAGTGGTGCAATAGTTACTGATGCGTTAGTCGATTTAGATTTAACAGGTACTACTACGATGGCTGCCGTAGACATTAATGGCGGTGCTGTAGATGGAGTTACTTTAGGAACTAATTCTGCGGTTACTCAAGCGGTAATTGATGATGTAAATATTAATGGTGCCACTATTGGTCATACATCCGACACGGATTTAATGACTGTAGCTAGTGGTATTTTAACGGTAGCTGGAGAAGTTTCACTAACCACCTTAGACATAGGTGGTACAAATGTTACAGCTACAGCAGCAGAATTGAATTATGTTGATGGAGTTACATCAGCAATACAAACTCAAATAGACACGAAAGCGTCTGTGGGTAAAGCCATCGCTATGGCGATGGTATTCGGATAAAAATAGGAGAAAAATATGGCAAATCCCAATTTAGTAGATGTTTCAACAATTACAGGTGAAGTGATTAATGGTGCATTAACCACTACCACTACCACTGATTTGTTGACAGCCGCTTCTGAGACACTTGTTAAAGTTAATAGCG